CTATCCTAGATTGTATCGCTGGCAATCAGTGAGTGGCACTGATCAATGGGTGGCAATTGATACCACAGATCAAACCACACAAAATGGTGTGTTGTTTGCAGATGCACGTTGGAGCACCAGTGGCGCTACCAATCCTGTGACAGATGCGTTGCCAACAATCGAAAGTTTGTTGACCAGTGATCACCTGGACTTGGATGCACCAGATCCTGCATTGTATCCCCAAGGTATGCTGTTGTGGAACACACGTCGTTCAGGTTACAATGTAAAAGCATTTACTACCAACTACTTTACCACAGCCAACTATCCTGATGCTGGCGCATACAATCCTGCAGCACCTACCAACAATGCCAACTTGCCCAATTACAGTTATACCTGGGTAACCGCAAGCGGTAACAAAGCTGATGGTTCAATGTATTCAGGTCGCCAGGCACAACGTGCATTGGTCGTGGCTGCATTGAAATCAGGTATTGATACCAGCTTGGCAGCAAGAGAAGAACAAAATCAATTCAATTTGATTGCTACTCCTGCATATCCCGAATTGGCTGTTAACATGGTAGCACTTAGCAACGAACGTGCCAACACATTGTTTGTTGTAGGCGATACACCAATGCGCCTGGCAGGCAACGGCACAGATCTTGCAACTTATGCCACAGACAACGGCGGACTTGGATTGTCAACTGGTGATGGTTTGACCATTGGTAGTGCTTATGCTGCTGTGTTCTATCCCAGCTGCCAGACCACAGACTTGTCAGGCAACACAGTTGTAACAGCACCAAGTCACGTGATGATGCGCACAATCTTGCGCAGTGATGCAGTGAGCTATCCATGGTTGGCACCTGCTGGCACACGCCGCGGTGTTGTTGACAATGCCACAGCAATTGGCTATATCAACAGTGCAACAGGCGAGTTTGTGCAAATTGCTGTGAGCCAAGGCCTGCGTGATGTTCTGTATCAAAACAACATCAATCCAATTACCTTTATTCCAGGTATTGGTATTACCAACTTTGGTAACAAAACACGTCAAGGTGCCACAACAGCACTGGATCGTATCAACGTTGCACGACTGATCTGTTTCTTGCGTGGACGTTTGGAAGAGATTGGCAAACTGTATTTGTTTGAACCCAATGATCAAATCACACGCAATGAGATCACCAACACTGTGAACAGTTTGATGATTGACTTGATTGCCAAACGTGCTATCTATGACTACCTGGTGGTTTGCGACTTGAGTAACAACACTCCTGCACGTATTGACCGCAATGAGTTGTGGGTTGACGTGGCTATCGAGCCAGTGAAAGCAGTGGAGTTTATCTACATTCCACTGCGTATCAAGAATACTGGTGAAATTGCAGGCGGCAGTGCAGCACAGTGATGAAACAGGGGGCCTTTTTGAAGGCCTCCATTTCAGGTAAATAAAACAACAGGAGAAATAACAAATGGCAGTTTCATCATTACAGAGAATGACAGTACCCTTGGCAAGTGACCAAAGCTCACCAACCCAAGGTCTGTTGATGCCCAAACTCAAATATCGCTTTAGAGTGATGTTTGAAAATCTTGGCGTGAGCACACCAAGAACAGAATTGACCAAACAAGTTGTGAGCTTTGCTCGTCCCAATTTGACATTTGAAGAAATTTCATTGCCAATTTACAACTCAACATTAAAACTGGCAGGTCGTCATGCCTGGGCCGACACCACATGCAGTCTGCGTGATGATGCGTCTGGTCAAGTCAGCAGATTGGTTGGCGAACAGTTGCAGAAGCAAATGGATTTCTTGGAAATGAGTTCAGCAGCGTCTGGTATTGATTACAAGTTCACAACCAAAGTTGAAATCCTAGACGGTGGCAACGGTGCCAACGAACCAGTGGTGTTGGAAACATGGGAACTGTATGGCTGCTACCTCAAAGGTGCCAACTATGGCGACTTGAACTATGGCACTAACGAAGCTGCCACAATCGAACTCAGCATTGCTTACGACAACGCCAATCAGACACCTGAAGGCACTGGAGTTGGTACTGCAGTTGGCAGAACTTTAGGCGACGTGGTAACCGGCGCAGGCGTCTAAACATGCCAACGTTCGGCCAGGACTTTTTAAAAGGGTTCTACGGCAACAACAGCTTGCGTGACTACCAACACGCAAGCCGTACATTTACTACCAACGCCTACGAACTCAAACCCCGATTCAAGTTTCTCTTTCATGTCAGCTTCACGCTGAACGTGCAAGAGATTCCTGCATTGCGTGGTGCAATGGGCAACGATGACATAACCAGTTTGAGTTACATTGTCAAAACAGCAGACTTGCCCAAGTATAATATCGAAAACGAAACACTGAGTCAATACAATCGCAAACGTGTGATTCAGAAAAAAATCAACTATGAGCCTTGCACCATTGTGTTTCATGACGACGGTGGTGATGTGTCTCGTAACATGTGGTACAACTACATGGCCTACTACTACAAAGATCCAAGCCAACAGTATCTAGCACCCAACAACACCAACGGCAGCATTGGTCCCAGTGCCAATCGTCAAGCAGGATTTGGATACAATGCTAGGGACATCTACAATGATGTGCGACAAGTCAACGATTGGGGCTACATCGGCGAATCGTTCAATGATGGCACTAGCACAGCATCTGGCAAACCACCATTCTTCCGAGACATTAGAATTTACGGCATGGACCAGCACAAGTTTGCTGAGTATGTGCTGATCAATCCATTAATCACAAACTGGAGTCATGATCAATACAGCTATGCTGAAGGTGCTGGCATCATGCAAAACTCAATGACCATTGCGTATGAAACTGTGAAGTATTACACAGGTGCTGTGGGCAAACGTCAACAAGGTGGAGACACCAATGTGCAAGGATTTGCAGATCATGCGCACTATGACACCACTACCAGTCCTTTGTCAAGAGCAGGTGGTGTTGCCACAGTGTTTGGCCAAGGCGGCTTGTTGGATGCTGGTGTTGGTATCTTGGAAGACTTGCAAAGCGGCAGTGTGTTGGGTTTGATTGGTGCAGCACAAAAAGCTGGCCGAACCTACAACACATTCAAAGGCAAGAACTTGGCAGCCATCACCAAGAGCGAAGCAACGGCCATTGGCACAAACACTGTGATACAAGCATTGCCAGGCGCCACCAGAGCAGTGGCCAATCGTGCTGACGGCTGGATATTCCCTCAAGCACAAGCCCAGCGGCAAGCCGCAGCACAAGCACAAGGTAGAAACAATCCCAATCCTGGAGCATAATTCGTGAGCACAGTAAATTACGCAAATCCCAACACAGACCTAACAGTCAGAGTGTTTGACAGTTTCTATGATTACGATGTCAACGTTCCTGTCAACGAATATGATGCAGTGCATAGTTACTTTCTGTCACAAATGACATCACGAGTAGCTGCTGGAAACTTTACTGTGAGCTTGTTCAGAGTGTCAGAAAGCACCGGTATACCAGCACTGACATTGTTGCAACAGATGCAGGGCAACAACGGTGTCAATATCAATGTCAACATGGCCTACTACTTGAATCAAATTCGCAGCAGAGCCACGTTGTTGGGTGTGGGGGCAGCAGTTACTCCCAACTACTATCAGGCCAGAAACATATTGTCATGAGTCACTGGGCACAAGGTCCTTACACAGTGATCAACACAGCCAAGTATGTGGGCAACGGCACACCGCGTTATAGATCAGGTTGGGAACTGAGCTTTATGAAATTTTGTGACACCAATGACAATGTGTTGCAGTGGGCGTCAGAGAGCATTGCTATTCCCTATCGGCATCCACTCACAGGCAAGATGACACAGTATATTCCGGACTTTTTGATCACTTACAGAACTCGCAACAACACTGTGAAAGCAGAGTTGATCGAGATCAAACCCAAAAAGCAAAGCGTGATTGAATCAAAAATGAGCAACAAAGACCGTGCTATTGTGGCCATAAACTATGCCAAATGGGATGCCGCAACCAAGTGGGCCAGAAGCAACGGCTTGACTTTTCGCGTGATTACCGAGAACGATATGTTTCACAACGGCAAGTCTTGACCCATAAATAGGGCATGACTCGTAAACTCGAAGAACTGTTTGAATTACCTCCCGCCGAAGATGCTCCTGCTGCGGATGTTGGCTCTCCCCCAGTAGAAGATCTACGCACTCAATTACAAACCCTGGACGAAACCATAGACAAAGTAGATGCTGCTTTGCCCGGCGTGCGTGGCTTGGAAAGCAGTGATGAAGAAATGGATGGCTTGGCCGAACTGGCCAAAGACAGCTACAAAGACCTCATGGATCTTGGCATGCAAGTTGATTCAAGATTTGCCAGTGAAATATTCTCAGTGGCTTCAAACATGCTGGGACATGCTATCACAGCAAAAACAGCCAAGTTAGACAAAAAACTCAAAATGATTGACTTGCAGATGAAAAAGATCCGATTGGATCAACAACAGCAAGTTATTGACTCTAAGAAAATTGAAGCCGGCGACGGTGAAGCCATGCAAACAGCACAGGGCATGGTGTTGAGTCGCAATGATCTGCTGGATCGACTGCTGGCCGGCAAAGACCAAAAAGATAAAAAAGAATAAATATGATACAGGAACCTGATATGAAACCATTTGCACATTACCTAGCCGAAAGCGAACGTACCTACAACTATCGTATCAAACTGCTGGGTAAACCGCCTGGTGATTTGGTCGCACAGTTGAAGAAAAAGTTGGATCAATTTGATCCTGTCAAGATGGGTGAACCCAAGACCACCCCTATACAGATCATTCCCACTGACTTTCCCAATCACAAAAACGACTCAGTAACAATGTTTGATGTGAGCTTCAAGTATCCAGCCATCGAACCACAGATCAAACAACTGGCACAGTTATTGGGCTTTGATCCCAATCACATCATCATGCAGACCACACCATATGTGGATGGCTTGGTGGATGAGTATGAACGGATTGATGCCGAAAGCAAAGACTTGCTGAATGACACAGACTATCCTGCTCCTGATGCAGAACAACGGGCCTTGAGCAAAGATTATGCTACTGGTCCTTATGATCATGCTGTGTTGAAAAATGCTTACCGTTCAGACTTCACCGTGGCTGGTGGCAAGACACCTCCTGCCAAAACCACAAATGATATTCCAATGGGCAACAAGAGCCCAATGACCAAGATCAATCGCCCCGCAAAGCCAGCCACTGGCGCACAACCAAGAGGATAATACAATGAGTTTCTTTTATGATTTAAACAAAAAACTAGACGCCATCCGCGAAACACCAAGCAAGACACATGGTCAGTTAAATGAGCGCGACATGGGCAAGCACAATAATGCCACCACAGGGTTCAAAGCCTTGGCTGACAAAGCCGGCAAAGAATATGGCTCAAAGGCTGCTGGCGAGCGTGTGGCTGGTGCTGTCAAGGCCAAGATGGCCAAGGCTGGCAAGTTGGAAGAAGAAGGCATGAGCCGTGCTGCCAAGGGTTATGAAAAATACGGCAAAGAAGGCATGGAAGCATTGGCCAAGGCTGGTCGTGATGGCAAAGCCCTTGATCCTATTAGAAAAAAGTACGACAAGTATGACAATAAAGAAGTAGATGAAGGCGTCATGGACACAGTAAAGAACGTTGGCAAGCGAGTTGCCAGCGGTGTCAACCGGTTAGTTGGACATGGCAGTGATGAAGACATGATCAAAGACCTGCAACGCAAGTCAGGTGCTCCTGTCACAGGCAAGAAGCCAGCCACTGCACCAAAACAAAAGCCAATGCATCCAGCAGATGAATATGATTACTTTACTGGACGTGATAAGGTGCGTGGTGGTGAGCAACAAGTCAAAGAAAAACTAAGTCCAGCAAAACAAAAAAGTTTTGCAGCATTGGCACCTCCCACAGACAAAATCACTTTTGCTGACAAGATTGCTGGCGCCAAAAAAGAAGTTGACGAGATGCTGGGTGATGTGGCTGCCGAAGCCATGCGTAATGCATTGAGCCCCAAGCAAAAGAAAATTGACATGAACAAAAATGGCAAACTAGATGCCAATGACTTTGCTATGTTGCGCAAAGGTTCTAAATCTAAATCCAGTGGTGAAATGGACGAAGAACGTTCAAAAGGCACTGCATTTGACTTGTCAAGCCCAAGAGAAGTCAAACCCAAAGTTGGTTCAGTTGAACGTGGTCACAAGCATGATATCAAGCACACTGCTACAGGCCGTATGGTCACACGCCGTACAGATGATCAAGGCAACTCAGTTGGTGCAGACGATGACTCAGATACACAAGCAGGACCACGTGGACGTGGACGTCCCAAGGGCACAAAAGGCGCTATTGGTGCCAAAGGACCCAGCGGCACAAGCAAGTTGATGACTCGTGAAGGTGACAATGAAAGCAGCGAATTAAAAGCCGCCATGGCATTGCTGAAGAAGTCTGGTTACAAAGTGACCAAGGCTGAAGGTGAAGAACAAGAGCTTGATGAAAAAGCAGTGAGCAAAAAACAACAAAAATTCATGGGCATGGTTCATGCAACTCAAAAGGGCGAAAAAGCCCCCAGTAAAGAAGTTGCCAAAGTGGCCAAGACCATGAAGAAATCGGACGCTGAAGACTTTGCCAGCACCAAGCACAAAGGCTTGCCAGAAAAAGCACCCAAGAAGAAAAAAGAAGAATCAGTTGAAGAATCTGGTACCACTAGTGGATCAGTTGCGACCAGCACTGCTACTGGTGGCAAGGGTGGAGTATTTGGCAAAGGCATTTATGACTCAATGAACTTTGAACTGGAACAAATGATTGCTGAATCAATGAGCGTGAATATGAGTGACTCAACAGAAGGTGGTAAGAGTTTGACCATCACTGCCACAGACGAAGATGCACTCAAACTGGGCATGATGTTGAAGAATGCCGGACTTGGTGGTGGAGATGCACACGGCGGCGACATGCACTCACATGCGGAAGAGCCATGTGAAACATGCGGCATGCCTGATTGTGGTTGCGGTGATGTTGAACAAGCAGTGGATGAAAATGCTCCTGATTGGCCCACAAACACTGAAACTTCTCCTGATGCATTGCAATATGCAGGCGGATTGAACAAGCCCAAAACAGACATAAACGGTGACGGACAAACTACCATTCCTAACCAAGCAGTTCACACACAAGACGAAAACATGCTACACAGACTCAGAGAAATGGCCGGTATCAAACAATCTGAACTTGAGCCATGGAAAGAAACCATGAAGGAACAAGCTGAAGAAGAACTTGATGAAAGCAAAGAATGTTCTACATGCCACAAGGCTCCTTGCGAGTGCGATGAAGATGTAGAAGAAAGTTTTCTTGAAAGCATCAAACGCATGCGAGAAATTGCTGGAATCCAAGAAGCCAAAAAACCAGACTTCTTGGACATGGACAAAGATGGCGACAAAAAAGAGCCCATGAGCAAAGCTGTCAAAGACAAAGAAAAGAAAGTTGATGAAAGCATTTTTGCGCTCACCAACCAATGGAAAGCATACCGGGGGTAAACAATGAGTACAAACAACATGATGAGACCTTACAGTGAAGTGGCAGCAGAACTTGCACAGCGCAATGCCAACAACTATGTGCCACCTGCTGTGCCTAGTGTGAAACAAACACCTGTGGAAATTCCAGGCGTGATGTATCAAGCACGAGAACTATTTCAACCCATAGTTTCTAACCCCAAAGGTGACCAATAATGGCTGTGCAAGTTGTAAATGCAATAGGAAACACACTGTGGACCACTGACAAAGTGGAATTTGCCACCACACTCAGCAATGTGACATTTCAAGTGAGTGCTGTGCAGTTGACCTATGCTCAGGCCAATGGCACACCAGCCAATGCCACCATGCCCGCAGGTCTACCAGGCAACATCTATGCCAATGCTGTGGCTGTGCCTGGCAACACTGTGTCACAATACTATGTGGGTGCAGGCAACTATTTGTATATTCTCTCAGGTACTGGCGGATTTACTGCCACTGCATTGGGCACTGCAACCAGTGCCACTGCTGGCAGCAACGGAATCTAACAGTGAGAGCCACTGAGTTCCTTGTTGAAAAACAACAAGGTCACATGCGTCATAGATATCACCAGGCCACTCGTGGACTAAACAAGTTCCGTGACCCAGGTGGGTATGATCGTGCCTATGAACTCAATCGTGTGATGATGGCAGTGGCTTGTGCTGATGGCAGTAATAAACCTATAGACATGGACTCGGCCAGTTGGGTAGGCAAGTACAACACAGCAAATCCTTACACTGATGAAGAATCAAAAATGATGAAGCAGGCATTCAAAGCTGTGGGCAGCGAAACACATGACATGAATCATGGCGATAATCGCAGCCAAGAGCCTGGTGATACAAACAAAATCAGTCCGGTAGCAGCATTCAAAGGATATCCCCGATGAGAGCTAAAGAGTTCCTTAAGGAACAAACAACATTGCCTCCTGAACAAGCAGATCCCATGAATCACGTGTTTACATTGCCTGGAGTGCAATCTAGCGACCCATATCAGATTTATCGACTGGGTGTGGCCATGGCTCGTGCCAGAAGTGATGCTGGCACGAATGATCCAATTCCATTCATGCCAGAATGGTCTCCCAGGGCTGCATTTGGAGAAGATGCGGTGGTTGCTGGTTTTAATGCCACTGTTGAACCCATAATTGACCAAGCATTGAAAATGGCTGGCTTGCCTGCTACAAAAGTGCAAATTAGCACTCCAAACAGTTTAGAACCTGCATCTGTGTTAAAACAAAGTCCTGTCAAGCCATTTGCTGGCTACCCCCGTTAACCAATCAATAAATATCCATATGAAAAAACTTTTATTTGTGCTGTTGCTCACAGCCTTTAACTCAGCACAGGCCTGGGACCAAACAGCCCCACTAGCAGTTGACCACTGCAAAGCACACAATCCTTACGGTTGGGCACAGACTTCAAAACAAGTCACAGCCATTTGCCGTAGAGCATATTTTGTGGCATACGATGCAGCCGCAAAGATTCCCAACTATGTAACATACACACTGACCCCACCCAATGCCTTGGGATGCTGGCCAAGAACCAATGCGTTTGTAGCAGATGCCTCAGTGCCCAATGGGCCACGTCCAGATGACTATGCTGGCACAGGCTACGACAAAGGTCATGCTGCTCCTGATGGCGACTTATCATGGGATCAACAAGTAGAGTACGAGTCATTCCTAATGACCAATATGTATCCGCAACTGGGTGGATTGAATCGTGGCATTTGGAAACTGTTGGAAACGTCAGTGCGTGGCTGGACTGTGCAACAAAATCAGGTGTATACAATCTATGTGGGTGCTGTGTATGACACTGCCACTGACAAAAAGATTGGCAACGGTGTTGTGGTGCCCACAGGCTTCTACAAGATTGTGATCAATCAAGCCACAGGTGCCATGGCTGGCTGGTATTTCCGGCATGAAGGCGGACAAGGCAATGACTTGACCCGGGCCCGTGCTGCTATCTCAGCAATCCAAAACAAAGCAGGAGTGAAGTTTGCTTATCCTGCCAATGCGCATGAACTGCCTATTGGACAAGAATGGCCCGTGGACTTTGGCGCACTAACAAATGCCAAACGTGCCAAGTGCAAATCTGCCGAATAATACTCAACACCATTTGCACATGTAAATAATGCATGGCCAAAACTATTCCTAAAGATTTTTACTGTGCTGCACCCTGGCGCGGTTTGCATATAAACCCCCAGGGTGCTGTCAAAACATGCTGTGCCGGCGATCCCAACATGTTGGGCAATCTTAACTCGCAAGGCATTGAACAAATACTCAACAGCGACCTGATGGGCAAAATACGTGCCAGTTTGGCACAAGGCAAACCGCACAAATACTGCAATAACTGTGTCAAAGCCGAACGATTTGGTGCTGATTCAGAGCGGCAGTGGCACAACAAAGTCAACCCCAACTTTGACTTTGCCAACGCAGGTGATCAGTATCATTATCCAGTGATTGTGGATGTGCGCTGGAATACCACTTGCAATTTGAGTTGCAACTACTGTGGAGAAATGTGCAGTTCAAAATGGGCGCAGATCAAGTCCATGCCAATCAAATCTGGCACAAGACCCTATTACGAGCAAGTGTGTGATTTTATTGAGCAACATCATGATCACATATACGAAGTTGCACTAGTGGGCGGCGAACCACTGTTGCTGCCTGAAAATGAAAGACTGCTGGATGTTGTGCCCAAATCTGCTATCATCACATTGATCACAAATCTAAGTGTTGATTTACGCAACAACAAAGTATTCCGCAAATTGTCCGAAAGACAAAAGGTAGGGTGGTCAATGAGCTTTGACAACATTGGAGCTAAGTTTGAATATGTGAGGCACGGTGCTTCTTGGCCTGTGTTGCAAGAAAATTTACAGATCATCAAAGACAGCAAGCAAAGTCGACAAAACTGGGGCGGAGTACATGCAGTGTATAATATCTACAACGCCACTCATATCTGCGAATTTAGACAATTCCTTCAGGATGCAGGTGTTTCAATTATGTGGCAAAACTTGTTTAGACCTGACTACTTGGATCCATTTTTGTATGGTCCTGCTGTGGCCGAGAAGGCTGCGGAAGAGATTAGACGTTTTTATGCCATGGGCATTGCTACTCCTGCAGAGAAGAGATTTTTTGATCAAGCACTGAGTAAATACGAGTCTGTTGTGGCAGCACAACCCAGAATTGTTTACAAGTTCAAGCAACACATCAACGAAATTGAAACAATGTATCACCCAGACAAAGCAGGACAATTTAGACAGTTATGGCCTGAACTGGCCGAAAGCATATTAGATGATCCAACCTCCAGCTAAAAATTTAGAAACGGTGCTGGTCAAAGCGCCGCACCGCAAAGAAGTCTACACAGAAGACGAGCTGATTGAGTTTGCCCGGTGTGCAGATCCTGTCACAGGTCCACTATACTTCATGGATAATTTCTTTTTTATTCAGCATCCCACACGCGGTAAGATGTTGTATCATCCGTTTGAGTATCAGACCAGACTGATTGAAACTTATCACAACTACAGATACAGTATCAGTCTGATGCCTCGACAAACCGGCAAGTCAACGTCGGCTGCCGGTTACTTGTTGTGGTATGCAATGTTTGTGCCAGACAGCACAATCTTAGTGGCCGCACACAAATACACAGGTGCGCAGGAGATCATGCAACGTATTCGTTATGCATATGAACTGTGTCCCAATCATATTAGAGCAGGTGCTACCAGTTACAACAAGAACAGTCTAGAGTTTGAAAACGGATCGCGTATTGTTGCACAGACCACAACTGAAACAACTGGACGGGGTATGTCCATATCGCTGTTATACGCTGATGAGTTTGCATTTGTGCGACCCACTATTGCCAGAGAGTTCTGGACTTCTATCAGCCCCACCTTGGCCACTGGTGGTAAGGCAATTATTACAAGCACTCCCAACTCAGACGAAGACCAGTTTGCACTGCTGTGGAAAGGTGCCAACAAGACTGAGGACGAGCATGGCAACACCACTGAGTTAGGCATCAACGGATTCCGTGCATTTAGAAGCAACTGGCGTGAGCACCCTGACAGAGATGAAAAATGGGGATTGGAACAGTTGGCACAACTGGGTGAAGATCGATTCCGACGTGAAATGGAATGCGAATTTGTTATCAATGATGAAACCTTGATTGCCCCTACCAAACTACTGGACTTAGAGGGCGTAGAACCACAACGCAGAACAGGTCAAGTGCGTTGGTATAAAAAGCCTGTCAAAGACAAAATGTATATTGTGGCATTAGACCCTAGCCTGGGCACAGGCGGCGATCCTGCTGCCATACAAGTGTTTGAAGCAGATACCACAGAACAAGTGGCCGAATGGCGTCACAACAGAACTGACATTCCCACACAGGTCAAACTGTTGGCTGACATTGTGGCTGAGTTATACGAAGTCATCAAAGACGACAAAAAGATTTACTATTCAGTAGAAAACAACACCATTGGTGAAGCTGCCTTGATATCCATAAACGAGTATGGCGAAGAGAATATTCGGGGCTACTTTCTCAGCGACAATTCAGTGACAGGCACCACTGGACGTAGATTCCGCAAGGGATTCAACACCACCAACAAAGCCAAGCTCACTGCCTGCAACAAGTTCAAAATTCTTGTGGAATCAGGTCGCATGAAGCTACACAGCAGACCCTTGATTTCAGAACTCAAAACGTTTGTTGCTCATGGGGGCAGTTATGCTGCCAAGCCCGGCGAAACTGATGACCTTGTGATGAGCTCGCTGTTGGCAGTGCGCATGCTGATGATGTTGCAAACATACCATGCAGAACTAGACACACAAATGAAAGATCACGGCGATAACATCATTGAGCCCATGCCGTTCATATCAATGCTGCGCTAAATACACAACTATGACAATGGAAGCATTACCTCAAGATCTAGCAGACTTTCTGGTTACAAAGAATTTTGACCCAGAATACTTTGATGACCAAGGCCAGCCCTCAGAAGCTGGTGACGCTAAAACTATCAAATTTGACTATGTGGCAGATTCCGGCAAGAATTACGGCACAGCAGTGTGTGTGATTGCTGATGATGAACTCAGTTTGTTCTACGGGGACAATTTGGGCCGCGGAATGGAGCCAGAGGACAAAGAAGAGTGGTTCAGTTTCTTAGAAGAACTCAGCAACCAAGCAGCCAGACATTCAGCAACTTGGAGTCCCCGAGATATCAACCAACTCAAACACACCTTGGCTGGCATTGCTGCCATCAAAGAAGGTTTGTTTGAAGGCTACTACGGTAATCGCCGTGTGAGTTACATGGGCGAACAAACTCAAGCGCGACTGGTGATCAATCACAATCGTGTGTTGGGCGAAGAAGACAAACGTTATCGCTATGTGGAAAGTTTGTTTATTGAAACAGCAGATCAAGAACGTTTTAGACTGCCATTCAAAAGCCTGGCAGGTGGTCGAGCCATGCTGGAACATGTGCGTTCGGGCGGACGCCCGTATGATGTTCGTGGCAATCACATTACCGAAGTTGTGAGTGAGATGGCAGTGCTGAGTCGTTTCAATCGTGCGCAACACAATCGTGTGTACGAGGGTGTCACACAAGAACTAGTAGAAAGCGCACAGCAATACTATCACAACCTACAAGAAACCATCAAGCATCTTGGCAGCTCACGTGGCTATCAAGCATACTTTGAAAGCTGGGCTCCTGACCAAACAGGTGAAGCAGAAAGCCTGGTAGAAAATCTACGCAACTTGTTTGTGGAACAAACACTGGATGCTAGAATTGAAGCTGCCTTGCCCACATTGGCCAAGATACAACAACAAGGAAACAACATGAAAGAAGCGCAAATATTTGAAAACTGGATCAACAACCTCAGCGAAGGAACTTGGTCACTACCAGAAACTCCTGAGCAAATGGAAAAACTCAACCAGTTGATGAGTGCAGAACTCATTGTTGGTCCAGATGCTACCAACGCCACAGAACTGTTGTATGACATTGTGGGTGATGACGAACTGTTTGACATCTTAAACGACTTGGCTGATCGTTCAGAAGGTCGTGCCAACATTTGGGACGACTCAGATGTGCAACGCAGACTGGCTGAACTGGGTGTGCAAACTCCTCAGAGCACACAAGCAGAACCTGCTGATGTGCCACAAGACACAGCACCGGCTGTGAAAGAACAAGGCATGGCGGAAGGCTCGTTGAATGAATTTAAAGTAGATAATTTCGATCGTGATGACGATGATGACGATGAGGATGAATTCCCGCAGATGTTTGAAGCACCATTTACTGCTGTTATTAACGGTAAAAAACAAACTGGCACAGTGATAATTTATCCTGGAGAAGTTACCTCGGCAGAATGGCATCTCAAAGATGCAATCTATATCAAAACTGGTATGGATAATGTACACGACACAAGTGACTTTATTACACATGCGGCAGAATACATTCAAGAAATCATCAAATTGGATGGCCGAGGGCATAATTATGTAAAGCATCTGAAAAAGCGTCGAGGTGTGGGGGAAAACTCTGGTGACTCACAGATCGCACCTGGCATGAAAACTCAATACGGAATTGTGATGTCTGTAGAGGGAAACACTGTCACAGTTAAAGCATCAAACGGTGAATTGACCACGGTGAATATTCACGATATAGAGCAAGGTGTGGCGGAAGGCGACAACATGTCTACATTTGCGGAAGATCGTGAATTGGCTGAGATGCTGAAATATGCTGGCGTGCCCATCAAAGAAAACGTGTTGACAGATTCCACTGGCAGCACACTAGACCATATCATGGACACATACAAGCGTGATGTCAAAGACTTCACCCAAACTGGAGAAATGAGTCGTCATTTGGAGCAAGTATTGTATGATTACTACTATGACGATATGCCATATGGCGCAAAAACTGGCGAAGACATAGATACATCTGAATGGATCGGCGATCGTTTTGCTCAAGACATTGGTCTTGACGAAGGTTGGAAAGGTGCCTTGGCCGGCGGACTTGCTGGCTCAGCATTGGGCAGCGTGGTTCCTGCACTGGGCACAATAGCCGGTGGTATTGCTGGTGCTTATGCAGGACACAAAATTGGCGATCAAGGGATCAGTGACCCAGACAAACAATGGAAGTCACCAAACAAAGAACCACAACAACAAAAACCTGTGAGTGAGTGCAACTACACTATGGAAGGTGAATATTGCCCAGAACACGGTCTAGCCGAATGTGGCATGGCATCAGGTGGCGCAGTGGGCATGCCTTACAGCATGGGCGAAGGCACAGATGATCCAATCAATTCAAACTCAGCCATGACTGGCAGCTACTACGAAGGCAAGGAATCTAACATCCAAGAAGGCGATGCACTCCTGGCAAGAATAAAGTCATTAGCCTTGATTAGATGAACTTATCGTTCCCACCAGGATCACCGGAACATGAATTAATTCAACCGGTTGATTCTGGCACTGTTCGACTGATAGATCATCTGTTTGGCTTTGATTCAAACTTTGAAAATTATCTGCTTCGAGCGTTTGATGACTTACAACAGCCTATAACAATCTACACTGAATATATTCTTGACGATCAAGTAAAACTCAAGTATCCAAATCTTGACATAAGATTTGATGCGGCTGCAATGATTCAAGGAAATAATTTGTTGGCAGTTGACAGATATGCAAGATCTGCAGACCCAAACTTGTTAAACAATGTAAAAGTCAATTTCCTCAGCTCATTTAACAAAGCAGCACACATAGGTAGAATTTGGTTGGTTTTGTGGTTGTATGAACTGGGATGGTTCAATGATGAGTGTTGTTCAAAGCATTTTGAAATTGTAAACACTCCTCGACAAGGGTGGGTATGGAGTCCTATCCCAGACGAAGTGTTGTATTTGTATTCAAAGTATGTTGGAGATGATTACAATCTGCCCTCCAAACAACATCCACGAAGTCAATTCTTAAAAAAAATTATCAAGTTCGGCAATCCATACCATACTCCCAGTGATGATTTAAAAATTCTAGCAAAGTTCAATCAAAGGTCTTTTGTGAATCTAGTGGCAGAAACTGTGCCAATCAACAGCATACCATTTCCAACTGAAAAATCTTTGTGCCCAATCGTGCATAAAACATTATGGGTAGCATACGCACCGTTAGGACATCATAAATTTATGTTTGACAAGTTTGGATTCCGCCCATACCAGTGCTTTGATTACACATTTGATCAAGAACCTGACCCAGTGGAGCGACTAGGCAAGCTCACACACATGCTGACTAAATTTTCCAAAATGACTCCAGACCAATGGCAAGATATCTACAATCAAGAAAAAGAAATCATCAAGTTTAATTTTGAACATGTGGCCAGCGGATCTTTTCTAACACAAATTCGACAACTGAATCAGACTGACAATAATTTTAATTAGAACAACTTGATCATAAATAACATTGACACGTAGACAAAAAGCGCATATACTACTACAGTGTTTGCGCTTTTTTGTTTGTGTCACAGGCAACTAAGATCTAAACATTTAGATAGGCAACATAACATAGGCAACTTACTAAGGAGAAAAACTATGGCATCATTAGCAGAAATCAGAGCAAGACTACA